ATTGAAGCTAAAAAGCTATCATATTCGGCAGTTAATAAATCAACAATAACTTTTTTAAGTTCAGGAAATTTAGTTAACTCATCGTATTCAAGAGCTTCTTCAGGAGTAACCGCCATAGCTGAATAGACTTGGTTAGCTAAGTTTTTGATTCGATCTATTAACTGATCACGAGTCATGGTTTTTTATTCTTTTTATTATATATTGAACGAGCTATAGCGTATAATGAAGGATCATTTTTTTTTAAACCACTTGATTTTTTAATGCTTTTAACAATTTTTTCTTCACCTGCTGGAAGATCTCGTTCATTGATTATATCTTCTTCAGCAGCAATGCCTACCATAGCATCAATTTCTGGTTCTTTTAATTCAAAATCAAGGTAATGTTTTGCGGCTACTAAACAAGATTTAGCATTAATGATTTTTGCTTGCCACCAATGAGGAAAATCAACTTCTTGTTCACCTTCAAATTGATCAATCATTTTATAAAGTTCCATAGCATATTTTCCAATACGATATAAATCTGCTTTAAGCATGTGTGGTTCATTATCTTCATGACCTAGATCCATATCTTCATCTAGTTTACCTTGTTTTTGTAAAATAGATTTTTGTAGATTATCAGGTAATTCTTTACGTCCATCAGTAAATTCATCATCATATTTTGAAGTAAATGATGTTGATTTTTTCTTTTCAGTTAAAGCATCAATAATCATTTCTCTTAGTCTGCTGTTTTCCATTGTTGTATCAGGTTGTGTTTCTTTTTCTTGTTTTCGTCTTTGGCCATTAACGGCGATACTATAAGCATATAATTCGCCGTCAGCATTAGGGCCAAATCTATCATAAAGTTTATCTAAACGACTACTAATGATAGATTTAAATCTATTCATTATTTCTTGAGATTCTTCAGAATTAAAATCTTTCATTAGTAATTGTTATATTAAGCTTTATCTTCTACAGTTGATGTCTTTTTAAAATCAGCTGCAAGTTTTTTAATGTTATTAGCTGCACTGCGTGCACGTCCACGAGCTGCTTTTGATGTTTTAGCATGCTCAGTTTCCATAATAGCAACTTGTTCTTTAATTGCGTCTAAAAGTTCTGTTGTGTTCATAGATTTTATTATTTATAGATTATTAAATATTAGCCTTTTCCACCTCCAATATATTCGCTAACAAAAAATTTAAGTGTGTTTCCGACTTGTGTTTCAAGTTTTTCATTACCCATTCCTTTTGCAATTTGAAAGGCTTTCATTAAATGATCCATAAGATCACCTTCAGTACCTTTCATATCAGCAGCAATATCTTCTAAACCACCAGTTGCTTCAGGAGTATCTTCAACAGGAGTTTCTTCATCTGTAGGTAAATCTTCAATAGAAATATCTTCTGTATCTGTAATATCGATATCTTCTACTTCTTTATCTTTTTTCTTTTTTGCTTCTTCAAGCTCATCTTCAAAAAGTGGATCTGTTAAATCTGCATCAGTTTCTTCTTTAAGTTCTGCACCTTCTAATTCAGCAACAATCATCTCACGAATTTTATTTCTTAATGATTCATTTTCGTTAAGTGCTTTAAATGAAGGATTTAAATTTTCAAGGGCTTTACTTTCCTTTAAAAATCTTTTTAAGTCAAAATTGTCCATTTTATTTTTTATTATTTGTGTATAAATATTCAGAAAGTAATGTTCCTATCGCTCCCACTTTTTGTCTAATAAAAGACCATTCATCTCTTACTATATGATGTGGTTCTTTAAATGATATACCTAATACACCTATTAAATGGTTATCTAAACTATATACTCCAAGCATACAAATAGATTTAGTGCCAAATTGGGTAGTTAAATATTCTAAACCAATAGTATCTTCTACTACACTAACATCATCTATTGATATTTCATCATCATTATATATTTTTGAAAGTACTCTAGGAAACAAAGATACTGGAATGTTTTGAAATGTATGTTGGATTGGGGGAGTATTTGGAGAGGTTTTTTCATAAAAAAAGGAAAATTTCTGGATTGATTTTCCTGTAGGATAAAAATGTCCTCCGTTATGGAATTGGGCTAACCATACTCTATCACAGTATAATTCATCCATTATAGCTTCTAATTGTCCATCTATTAAAGTAGAAGTTTCAAGGGCTTCCCGCATTGAAGTTTTCTTATCAGATTTTTCCATTTTAAGTTTAACCCAATTAACTATAATAGGGCCAAGTACAGCAGTAATTAAAGCTACTACTATTGTAGTAAACATTGGGAATATTTCCATTATTTTTTAAGAGAATTTAAATATTTAACTATTTCATCTAAAGATTGTTTAGCACGTTCTTTATCAATTCCACCAACCCATTTTTGTACTTCACCATTCTCAGAAACATAGCCTTCAGTTTTATCTGAAATAATATTTTCAAAATAATCTAAATGCTCTTTAATATAATGATCTATTTCTGTGTTAAAAGTTTGATCAGTATATGATCCCCATTTACCTTCAATTTTTAAACGTGTTTCAGTAGTGGCTCTACAATCAACACATTCTCCAAAAGATTTATAATAAAAAGGATCTAATTGCCTATCCATCATATTTTTACATTTTGGACAAAATAAAGGAACAGCAGCTTGTTTAAATTTATCTAATTTAGTAACATTCTCTCTAACTCCATCTCTAATAGTCCAAGTTTTACCTTTTTCTTCCCAAATATCTCCTTCTTTATGATCTTCTTTTACTTCACCATTATAACCAACTCCCGCTATAGTACGATCATTATGTTTACCTTTAACAAGATTACGAAGACGTTCTACATCTCGTTTTTGAAATTCTTTTTTTAAAACTGAATCTGACATTAGGGTCTTAATTTTTAGGTTTATTTAATTATTTTGGGGTATTGTTGTGGCCGCAATCATGGCAAGTGTATAAATCCTTACCACCAGTTTTTATTGGCCAATTATGACCACAATTATCACATATTATTCTATCTCCTATAATAGATTCAGTTAATGTATCTGTCCATTCTCTGAATGTTATTGTTCCCATTTTATTAGCTTCTTCTTCTAATTCATATAAATAATCATCTTCTGTTATGTTAGTAGTAGATATGTTATTTAATCTATTTTCACAATTTTGCATATGATGAATCATCTCATGTGCGAATGAACGCATAATATCTTTAGGATGACGATGTATTGTATAAAGTACTATAACGCGATTATTCGGGTTATAATATGCTGTTTTACCAAAGAAATTATTTGCATTCTCAATATCATCATCTATAAATTTAACTTTAGGTAGAGGACGAATATTCATGCCTTTATTTAACATATATTCAGTAAGTGATTTAATTAAAGGAGGATAATTGAATTTACTAGGTTCAGCATATATTTCATTAAGTAAATTAACTAATTTTGTCATGATTATACATATCACGATTCTCTTTTAATATTAGTTCTAAATTCAGTAAATGACGGGGAATGATTAGGATTTTCTAAATCGAATATAGTTTTTACAGTTTTAAATAAATTTAAATCTTCTTCATGAGTACGAGATGATTCAACTACTTCCCAACCTTTACCTTGCATTTTATCTTTTTTAGGACCACGTTTAGCTGATTTAAGCCATAAGATACCACGACGATTTATAGATTTACCAAAACATTCTTCATAACATTTTCCATAAACTGCAGTTTGAAAATCATAAGCTGTATGTAAATGGTTGGATGTTTTAATATCTAATACCCACAGTTCATCGTTAATTTCAACTATTAAATCACAAGTACCTGCTACTTTCCATTCATCTGAAAATAAGAGTATTTCGGTTTCTATAAGTGTAGGGTTAAAAGTTTCCCAAAATTCAACAAAACGTAAAAACATTTGCCAAACATTAACATCATATTTAGGATCACCTGATGGAGATAAAAAATTTAATTCTTCATTATTTAAATAAGATTCACATAAATTATGTACTTGGGTTCCTTCATCAGCTGCTTTTCTAACGATGTAATCAGCATTATTACCTACTTGTTTTAACCAATCTTCAAAATGTTTTCCTTTAGGATAATATTGTAAAATATATGTTATAGAAGGATAATATTCTCCATTTCTTAAATAATAACGAGAATCAGGAAGTGTGATTTGTTTAGAATCTTCAGAAATTTGAAGAATACGTTGGTATTGTTTTTTAATAATCATATAATTGATAATTTTTTCTCCATAAGTTTATATTGAGTTAATGGAGATGTGGTTTGTATTAATTTAGTAAAATTTTCAAATCCCATATCACTAGGATCTTTTCCTTTAAGTTCAACTAAATAAACTTCTTTCCCAATATCTAAAAGTTGTTCACAAAAACCAAGGGCTTGTTTAATAGCATCATTATCTAACGCAATATATATTTTTTGTACTTTAGAAGTAACAATTTTTTTCATTAAACTAGGTTGTAAATTTTTACCAAATAATGGTATAACATTACGTTTTATAGCCATAGCATCAAATGGACCTTCACATAATATAATAGGTAAATCCCAGTTAATAAACAATTCAAACGGTATTATATCACGAGAAGTATCCGGATTACGATATTTAATAAAAGGATCTTTTTCAAATGATCTAGCAGTAAAATAATTTAATTTTCCATTATTATCATAAGATGGTATGATAATCATATTCATAAATTGACCTGAATTGCAGTAACCTATGTTATATTTGATTATATCTTGCTTGGTTATGTTTCGTTTTTTTAAATAAGATAAAGCATGTCTTGCTATAATATCTTTATTATTAACGAATGTTTTATATTCTTTAGGTAATTCAAGTAAATTAGATTTAATTTCTTTTATATCATCTAAAGATATATTTTTAACTAATTTATTTAATTCTTGAAAATAATCAGAAGAAACTTTTAAACGTTTAAATAAACTTTTTATTGTTTTGCCTTTTTGACCACAAACCCAACATTGCCAAGGATTAAATCCTTCTTTATTTTCTGTAAAGTTAATTTCAAGTTTTGGTTTTTGATGGTGACAAAAAGGGCATGTATAAGCTTGATTTCCTCTAGCTGTTCGTTTACTAGTTCCTAAAACATTATTTACTAAATTAACTAATAACTCATTTACCATAAAATTAAAATATGATAAATATCTTACATATCAAAATCTTTTCTATAAAATTTACCTAAGATATTGTCATTAAAATATAGATCAGGTTCCTCTAACACTCTATAAACAAACAAAGTTTGTGTTTCATAGTACGTTAAAAGTTTTTTGTTTAGACATGTAATCAGAATCTCACGTTTAAAATTTTCTTTTGGTTCTGTTTTTAATAGTTCAAGTAATATTTTATTTGACCCCCAATATTTTTTCCAATCAGATTCCGCTATTGCAAGTTTGTATGATGGTCTTCTACCAACTACACCTTCATACATTGCAAGTTCTTTTTTAGTTAATTTTATTTTTTTATTATGATAAAGTACTTTTTTACCAATATAAGATTTATTAGTTGGGGTGTGGGTTATCTTATAGATAAAACCATAAGTATTGTTTGGGAAGTGAGAGATATCCTCAATTTCATTTTTTTTATATAACCAATTCATAATTATAAGTCTAAGTTAACTAATATAGTAGTATCAGTTATTTGTGATAATGGTAATGGTTGAGAAAGTTTAGCTACAGCTAATAATTCATAATCATTATTATATAATCCTACAGTTGTGACAAATGGTGAAAAATATGAACTTGTAACAAAATTATAAACTGTAGAATATAAAGGAGTATTTTGGTTTAGATAACATAGATAATGTTGAAATGAATCATAATAATTTCCTTGATTATAAACAGAGATATCATATCCTGTAGCGTAATCTATAATTGTTGGGTTTTGAGATATATTAAATTCATTTTCTCTAGCAGTGCATTTATATTGAGATTCATATATAGTAGTTGTACTTTCAAAAGAACAACTAACAGTATTAGATAAAAAGAAAGTAGAAAACAAACCACCATATATGGCTGCTGGGTAAAGTGAAGAAGTTCCGTATGATGAATATGCGTATCCATCTATTGGGGAAAATAAGTCTTTATTAACTATAGCTATTCCATGTTCATATATGATGTTTCCTATATGATAATCTGAAACTTGATAAGTAGAACTACTAAATAAAAGATTTCCTTGGTTGTCATCATATATTGAACCACTATTATTTTCTAATCTAAAACTTCCAAGTTTAATATATTCTCCAAAAACTTTAGAAGGTATAGATATAATCCCTATCATAGCATTAGATCCAGTTGGAAATTCTCTATTAGGGGGTAAAGTATTACTTAAATAATTATAATAATTTGTTGTAGCTTGAAGACCAGTAATAGTACCATCTAAATTAAAAGAAGCAGTAGCTGCTGGGGATCCTGAAGGGTTTAATAAATAATTAGAATAATATAATTGTTTTATAGATTTATATATTAAATAATTATTTTGAGTAAAAGGAACGTAACCTGTATTTTGAACAGGGTTGAATGGTAAAGTAGGAGTGTTAACTCCTACATAAATAGCTATACCAGCATCATTAAATGAATTAAAAATTCCTCCATAAATAGCTGTGGTACCATAATTGACATAACCATAACCATCAACACCTTGAAAAGTAAAAGATTTATTTACTTGAAAAGGTGATACAATTACATCTGAAGTTAAAAAAGGTTTGAATACACTCATCCATTTTAGAAATCTAATTTCACTCTAATTAAGGCTTCTTTAGTAAAGTCTTTTATTAATGGTCTTGACATTTTAGCTACAGCTAATAAGTCTGTGGTATCATTATAAAGTCCAACAGTTGTAATATAAACCTGTGGATTATTTATAAAACTACTATAAATTACTTCACCTGTTGATCCTGAAATGAATGATGAGTTTTCTGAATAGTTAAATTCACTATTGCGGGCTCTAATAAATACGTAATCAGAAGTAATAGTTTCTTGAGAATTTAAAGCAAAAGAACTTCCAGCTACAATAGCATTGTATACTAATCTATTATTAAATCCAGGAGCATCATAAGTTCTATTAGGTGTTAAACCAATAGATTCACTTAAAGCATATGGATTTAACATAATAATACCTAAATCAGGGAATAAAATTCCATATGACCCTGATGTTTGGGTATATCCACCATTTGGGCCAACTCCAGATCCATTAGAACCAGAAACTAATTGATATGCTCTAGTAGATCCTAAAAATGGAGTTACTGAAAGATCATTTGAATTATCAGTAAGTTGAATAGTAGTACCAGCTGTACCTCCAGGTCCTGTAAGAAATAAATTGCATGATCCAGGGAATAAAGATTCTTTATACCTTGCTCTTTCAATTGATAATGTCCAAAAATGATCTCCAAATATGGCTGTACTACTTGATACTAATACACCACAACTATTATATCCAGTAGCTGCTGCTGAACCAAAAATAAAATTTTGGGTTTCATCTTCTAAAATAAGTGAACGATATTGCCCATACATAGTTCTTGTAGGGGTATATCCAGGTACAATATCATTATAAAATTCACTTCCACTACCTAAAGAGTCACAATAAACAATATCAAATTGAATCTCAGCATTTGATAAATTAGAAGCGGTTTGATATACACTTAAGTAAAAATTACCAGATGATCCAGCTTCTTGAACAGAAGATGTAAAGAAAGAAGTTAATACAGGAACATTATTTGACCATAAAGTAGATGTGATTGAATCACTACTTACTACGAAATCCTCGGGGTCTAATCTTTTAAATGACATTATATATAAAGTTTAATTTTACGGTACATAATTAATAGTGATAGGAATAGTTAATCTAGCACCACTATCCAATCCAATAAATGTTAAAGTTCCATTAATTTGAGTATTAGATCCAAATAAAGTATTTACAGTAGTAGCTCTTAGATTAAATTGAGTTCCAATAATGGTTTTAGAAACATTTGTACCTAATGTTGTAGTAGCAGCAGTATTAGCAGATATAGCGGCTTCTGTATTGATTCCTAAACCAGTAAAAGTGTTTAATAATCTAATATCAGAAATAGTACAAGCATATCCACTAGTTTCATAAGTTTGATTATTACCTAAATAATTAAGAGTTTGAGGAGTAATAGCTAAAGAAGCTCCTTGTTGTAAAGTTACAGCGGCGTATCCTAAATCTAATACAGGTAATTTAGCTGTTCCACGAGGTAAAGTAGC